CGGAAAACCCAAAAGGGTTTGGGCTAAAGCCCCATGCGGATGTTTAATCTGCGTGTCCCCAGTAGGGACGCGAAACCTGATGTACAGCTATCATTGCAACCTTAAGGCCAATGGTAGGCAGCATCAGATCGTGACTCAAACAGTGACTATGTTTAGTCCTGGCGAGTGTAGCATTTTTCTTCCTACAAGAAGATCAATTGCTAATCGTAGGTATCCAGTGGATGTATCCAACTTTACACCTTCGAAGAAACCCTCGAGCATAGCTCGAGAGAGTTCTCTGTGGCAGTGGTCTGTAGCTTCGCTAAGATCACTTGTCAACAACTCGGAGTTTCTATAGAAACTCTCCAAGTTGGGGTCGGTTTTCCCGCTATGCAGGAGGTCCTCAACCCATTCCCACGCTGGCTCGGCACGGCTTAAGCCGGCTCGAGCCGAAGGGATTTCTTCCAATAGAGACACGAGAACGTGTCCTAAAGGTTGAAGTAGGATTGTCACCCACCATTCATTGGCAGTGACAATCCTTGCCTTGCCTCCGGGCTCTGAAGAGACCGAGGCACGGACATGAGGGTGCCCCACGACTTTATAGTCATGGGACAACACTTCCCGCTTTTGTCCCGCTTCAGCGGCACATTGCAGGATTTGGAATCCAAGGTTACTATCGTAACCTGCCCTCCTATTGCCTAAGAGACCTCCTGGTAGGGGGTCTCCAAAGCTATAATCTTCGAGATTATCGTCTCGAGGATTACATAGTACCTTGCGCCAATTGACGCCAGGCACTATTGGGTAGTTTAGAACGTGCGTTCTTTCCACCCCGGTAGAATTCGCCCAACGGTCGAATTCCACTTGGACTTCAGCGGCTCTGCCGCCATCGGTCCTACTGTATGCAAACGAACTTGAGTTCGTCAGCGATACATGTTCAGGGTTCTCCAAGTCCATTTGGACTTGAGAACGCTTTATTCTCCTCCCGATTCTTCGGGATAGGAGTCTTACCGCGGTGATCCGTGCCTTTGGCACGTCCGCGGCAGGGGTAATCAGGTTAATACGGTGCTTACGCAACGCATCCTGTACCATCTCCTTTACAGGAGGCGGCAATCCCCTCGTAGAAACGAAGTGTGCAAGGCGTGTGCCTTCACCCTTCGATTTCATACCTCGGTTTATGACTCTATTGAGCCATTCCAAACCGGTACCCATGAACTCTCCTTCTGGAGAGAACCCGGGAAAATGTGGAACCCCTTTAGGGTTCACATTTGCTCTTATGGCCTTTGCCTTAACGAAGACCATAAATGCTTTGTAATCTTTGAGCATCTCTTGATACCCAGAGGTTACTAATTTGCTTATTACCCAGCGAAACTGGGTTTTAACAAAATCTCCTTTGTCTACTATGTAGGCTTCAGGGGAAGAGAGTAGTATGGCATCCTCTACTGAGAGCCATATTCTCTCAATGCGTTCCAGTTCTCTAACTGGTAAACGCACTAGCCTGGTTGCTATGTCTTTTGACAATAGCCCTCGGCTTAGGTAAAACCCCGCGAGGCCCTTCTTGGCGTCGCGGGGTACCTCGTCTAGGTGTCGGAGCCGGCGTCTGCCGTGCTTCGATCTTGGTGCATACACATTAATGTGCATGTCCAACACCGACGGTAGCTTGTCTGAGCGACTTAAGTCGCCGGCAAACCAGCTATCGGGGTCAGGGTATGGCTCTAAAGAGTCATGACTGACCACTCTATCCGCAAGAGTTCCGTCGTCCACGATGGTGCCTGTTGGTAACCATGTTTGAACGTGCGGTAACATCTTAG